TTCTTGTGGTTTTGCTGCTTCTGTAGATTTTTTTTTCAAATCAGGTTGAACATTTGCTTCTACTCTTCCATATTCTGGTGCTTTTGCAAAATCTTGTTCTCCCATCCCCTGTTTTGTCGATCCTGCTACCTCAGAACTCGGTAAAGTCATAAAGGTTAAAGAGTCAACTTTAGGGGTTGTTGGTTCTGGAGTTGGAGTTGGAGTTGGGGCGGGTGCCTTAGTTTCTGCAGGTTTTGGTCCAGGTGCTTTTTCTTGAGGTTTAACTCCTGTGACTTTATCAAGAGCAGTTTTTCCAAGATCACTACCCAATAAATATCCACCAATTCCAAAACCTAAAGCTCCAATAGGTCCAAATGCTCTTCTTCCAATAGCACCAGCAACAGTAGATAAAGCAGATCCAGTTGCTGCTCCAGCAACAGCTCTTCCAGGTTGTTCTCCAGTTAGTGCAACATCAATACCAGCACCAACTGCAGTTTGTGCTCCTATACCAGTCAAAGTTTTAAAAGTCATTCCCAATCCACTTGATGCTGCCCGAGCACCGCCTGCGCCAGCAGCGGCTCCAGCAGCTGCCTTACTCATTCCAGGAATAACTTTTTTAAAGTTGCTTATAAACCAAGCAGCAGCTCCCTTAACACCACTTAAAAGTGCTTGTACAGGTCTCAAAAATAACTTAGAAGCAACTGCAGCAAATATTCTACTTACAAGTCGAGTAATAATATTCAATGTTCCGAGTAATCCAAACCTAATGGCAGCATATACTCCAGCAACAATGCCAAGATTTTTTAAGACATTGTCTTTGATTGCATTTAACTGTTTGGTATTACCTTCCGAAAATGCTTTAAGTGTCTGAATACCTTGATTTAATAACCACCCAGCTAAAAGAGTGGTAAAGAAACCCATTAAACGGGTGAGAGTAAAAGATGCTTTCTGACTAACTCTCTGTACAGGAGACAATAATGCGGTTTGTATTTTTCTTTCTACAATACTTTCTTGCCCTTCTCTCAATCTTTGTTCGGCAAGAATCCTTTCTTGATTTTGATCTTGTATATCTTTTTGCTTTTCCAGTGCAGAGTTAACAGAAATATTTGTAAAAACTGCTTGAATTGATCCATTCAAAGCATTCATTTGCTGTGAAATGGATTGTAACTGATTAGAAACAGTACCTAGTGCTAGAGAGTTCCTAGAGATTAAAGAAGTTGTGACTGGATCTGGTTCAGAAGATGATCTACCAGTAAAAACATCGGCAGACACAGTTCTTCTAGCAACTCTAAGTCCTCCTGATAGTGGCGATTGTGGATCAGCCATTTATTCCTTGCTTTAAGTTTTCCTCTTCAATATATTGCTTGAGTAAAGAAATATAGATTTCTCTTTCCCAAGGTATCATATTTTCGAGTTCTGTCAAGCTATATTTATGGTGCTGCATCAAGGCAAAGTTGACTTTATAGTATGACTCAAGATCTTCGTGAGCCATACTTACCCGAAAAAAGCCGATAATCCCTCCAGAACTACTTCACTTTCAACACCAGTGTTTGGATTTTTGAGTTTAATCAAATGTGAAAGTTTTGGCATCGTATCAAAGAACTTTTCAATTTGTTTGAACTGTTTTGAACTTAACTGTTCAACAAATTCTAGAAGTTCTTTTTTAGTGCAATCTGATGCTGCCCAAGATTCTTCTTCAGAATAAACTTGCTCTATACAAGAGGCAATCAAATCAAAAGTTTCCGTAACTCCAATATCTCCAGCAGAAAAGTTTGCTTTGATAAACTCGTTCATAGATGGATATTTCATTCTCAAAGTCAGATTATCGTCAAGTTTAATATCTCTTGAATGCTCATCATCAATCTGAACATTAATTTCGTCGAGATTAATCACAACAGGAACTTGCGTTATGTTGTCATCTGGACAAGTTATCAAAACTTCAACATCTTCCCCTACAGATTTTCCACGAATATTGAGAAACAGATATTCAATATCAAATGTGGAAAGATCTTCAACTTTTACACCTTTTGTTAAAATACAAGAAGATATGACATTCTTTACAGCGTTTGCAATGTGTTTTGAATCTTCACTTTCCATTGCAATGATAAGAACTTTTTCTTCTTTAACTAGAAAAGGTCTGTATTTTATAGATTGTTTTGTTGATGGAATTTCCAACTCATAAGTTGGCGTAGCAATCTTTGGTAAAGGCATAATAATCCTTACAAATCAGTTAAAAATATTTAGAAGACTCTTCTAGATCCAATTACTGAGGAATTTGAAGTAGATAAATCATCTCTTGGAATATTATCAAATATTTGTCCTTGAACTATTGCTTGTCCAGTTGAAACGTTGAATGGTCTAAATCTTACTCCACCAGCACCAGCTGCACCAGCAGAAATAGGCACATATATTGGACGATTAGAACTGGTTTCATTCAAGAAGTTTGTTTTAATTTCTGGAATTTTATTATTATCTTCTCTTCTAGCAATGTCAACACTAAAAGTTCTACCACAAACATATCTTTCATAGTTAAAAGACGCACTTGCTTTTAAAATCGATGAGGACTCATAACTAACAGCAGTTGAGTTAAGTGCAAGAGGAAATAAACCATAAAATGTATATTCAATATATCTTCTATAATCTCGATCAAACTTGATAATTTTTGTAGCATCTGTTTTATATTCATCAGGATATCTCATTCTATAAAAATATCCTTTACTATATGGAGATGCACCTGATCCACTCGACATATACTCCATCCAATGCTCAAAAAACTTTAAAGTTTTATAAGACTTGTCAACATAAAACTCTAAATCAATCTGAGTAAATGTTCTGGTGTGTGCCATTGTTTCTCTTACACCAGTATAGTTCCCAACAATATCCGCAGTTGCAAAGGAACTTCCAGGTAGAGATGCGGAGTTGCAAAGCAATCCAACAGATTCTCCAATGAAAACAGGATCAATGCCTCTTGTTGCTAGATATCCTCTTAGTCCAGGTTGAAGACCACCAAATACTACTTGATAATGAGAAGTTTGTGCCAGATTTGTAAACAGTGGTTTAAACTCTGTTATTTTTCTTGGTCTCGGTGCGGGCACTCTAAATACCTATTATGAGTCTTTTAGTTATTTAGATGTCATACAAGGGAAAATATAAACCATCATATCCTCAAAAATACAAAGGAGATCCAACAAACATCATATATCGTTCTTTATGGGAACTCAGATTTATGAAATATTGTGATCTTAATGAAAAAGTTTTAGAATGGTCTTCGGAAGAAAAGTGTGTTCCATATCGTTCACCGATAGATAATCGTATTCATAGATATTTTCCAGACTTTCTTATTAAAGTTAAAGAAGAAAATGGTTCAATCAAAAAATATATGATTGAGATTAAACCAAAAAAACAAACTATTCCACCACCAAAACCAAAAAGGCAAACAAAAGGATATATCAGTGAAGCATATGAGTATGCTAAAAATCAGGCAAAGTGGGCAGCGGCAAGAGAATGGTGTGTAGATCGTGGTTACGAGTTCAAAGTCATCACAGAAAATGAGTTAGGTATCAAATAATGCCTAGAAAAACTCTAAAACAAAGGCAAGGAAAGAATGTTACCGATACTGATAGTAATCAGAATCGAGTTCGTGCCATTCTTGATGGAATCACTGGAAAAGAGAGGGGTGATGATTTGATGTTGGAACTGTTGGAAGTGATTCCCGAAAGTGGAAAAATACCTCAGGTAGGTAAGTTTTATATCTTTGTCTATAATGCCAAAACACCAAATGTTCAATTTGATCAAAACCCTCTTGTTGCAGTAACTGATGTATTTCAATGGGGATTCAAAGGAATCAATATGCATTGGGGAGAAACTCGCCAATATACTTGGGATGAGGTTGCTGGATCTGTGTATGAAGTCTTTCCTTCGGAAATCAAGGACTTGCAAGCGATACCTTTTGCAAATTTCCGAATAAATAACTAAAAAAATAATAAATGGCAAATTCATTAAGTGGATTTAAATTAGCTGCTGATGGTATTGATTTATCACCAGCATCTTCTAGTGCCAATTCATATTCAAGATCTACAGCAAAACAATCTGGTGGTGCTCAAATTTTAAGATATCCCTTAGGTCGTCCTATTGATAGCACTTCAGATTATTTGGAAATAAAAATATTTAAATATGAACCAGCAAAACCTTCATTTGGTATTGCCGAAGTTCAAACTAATGGAAACAAAGTTTACAAGTTACAAGCTCCAAACTTCTCACAATCCTTTACAAATAACCCACAAAAATTAAAATATTTTATACAACTACCAATACCCCAATCTATTAGTGATACAACTTCTATAACTTGGGGAGAGGATAGGATTAATTCACTTGAAGCTACTGGAATAGCATTTGGTGCAGATGTTATAAACAAAGGACCAGTTGAAGCAGCAAAACTACTTTTCGAATCAGTTAAAAGTGGATATCAGGGATTAAATGAAACACAAGTTAGAGCATTAAACAACTATTTGGTTGCACAATCTGTTGGAAACTTTGGCGGAAATGTAAGCCCACAAGGTCTTGTTACACGAGCAACTGGTCAAGTTCTCCAATCAAACTTAGAACTCTTATTCCAAGGTGTAAATCTTCGCTCATTTCCATTTATATTTGACTTTGTTCCTAGAAATGAACCAGAAGCAAGAGTTGTTAAACAAATTATCAATGTATTCAAACGTACAATGTCTCCAAGAAATGGAGGTGCTGGATCTGGAACGAATACAAATGCTGGTTTGTTTATCAGTTCTCCAGACATTTACCAACTCACATATCGTTCTGGATCTCAAAAACACCCATTCTTGAATACATTTAAACCCTGCGCATTGAGTGATATTAGCGTTAACTACACTGCTTCAAATACATATGCAACATATGATGATGGAACCCCAGTTCATATTCAAATGACACTTACATTCAAAGAGATTAATCCAGTCTATGAAGAAGATTATCAAGATTTAGAAGATAGTGGAGATACCTCAGTAGGTTACTAAAATGACATACTTTAGAGAACTACCCGATTTAGACTACCAATCACCACTCTTACATAAAAACTCATCGAGAGATTATGTAAGAGTCAAA